GGAAGCATACCCATAAAGTAATCTTTCGGATAGTTTGCATAGCGCAACTGAATCATATCCGTAACCAATCCAATATTACCAATTCCGGACCAATAGTCTACATTATAGGCGTAAGCTTTATGCTTTTCCCATTGGTTGTTGCTAAAAAAATCATAATAAATCTTCTGATAAGCAAGAAATGGAAGAGCATTGACTGTCTGCGAAAGCTGATAAACCAAAGGATTATCAGCATCACCAAGAGTATCAACACCTAGATATTTTTTAGTAATAGCAGCCTTACCTGTATTTTTAGAATCAATCATAGAACCATAGCCAAGCATGTCAAGCAGCTTACAAGAACCATAGACAATAGGAAGTCCTGCGTCATCACGGGTATTAGGCTGATCACCAGCATTAGCCGTCTGAAAGAACGCACTAAAAAGATTCTGAGTAACACAAGGTACAGAAGTAAGCGGAGAAGTATTCGCAATAGAACTAGCCGCACTAGTCATATAGTCCGTCATTTGAGTAAACGCCTGTGGAAGCGCACGAGAGATCAGACGTAACGGCACAGCGTAGAAATCGTAATATTCCTTAATACGGGTGTAAGCAGCCGTGTTAACAGGAACAGTACGGGTAAACCAGTCAGAGGAAATACGATACTTAGTACCAGGAATAGCAATCTGCCAATAGCAAGGAAGAATTTCACCTACTTTAGCTGTAAACAATTTTTTCGAGCTCAAGTCGAAGGAAGACCGATGGGTAGGAATCTTAGTTCGGTCTAAAGGATTAAAATCACTCATAATTAATTAATATTTAAATTAAACCATACGGTTGAAAACATTATTAGCATCATTAAGCTTCTTATGCTTAATCATATCACGACAGAATGTCGCACTACGAAACCGGAGTTGCTCAAGGAGTTGAACCGTTTCACATGAAACGTCCGACAAGACATCACGCTCCTGCCCGTTCGCAGGCAACGCAAACATACAATCCGATATTTCCGGGTTAGCGGAACGTATGTTGAATACATCTCGTAGACTTTCATAATCCTTTTTCTTTTCATACTCTATACCTGTTTTAATGATAAACATAATACGACCGGAAAAAGAACTAATATCAGAACCAAAGAAAGGCAAATGCCAATTCCGGAAGAACTTATAGACATATAAGAATAGCCGATATAGCTTATTAATATAAGATTCAATATCGACATCACTAGAACAGTTAACAAACCTAGTAAGACACCGAGAAGCATGTAATATAATCTTGTCATCATCAGTAAGAATAGGATTAACCTTAAGATATTGATAATAAGTGCGGACAAGACTCAAAATTGAGTCCTGTTTGTAGTCAACAAATCCGAATCTTGCAATTCTTTTTGGCGTTGAGTGTACAGCGTAAAGAATTCGAGCAATCGCAATACCATCGTCATTGCGAGCAGACGAGAATCGGGGGAGTAAGGTACGGATATACGACAGGGGTGGAGTTGACCGAACACTGACGCCATTAAAATTATAGACTCGTCCATTAACGACAGAATCGATTTTTTGCTCAATCTGCGCATAAGGTTCATCGTCTTCCACGAAATCGCAACCTTTCTCAAAGAATCCGACAGACGCTCGCGACTTGGGTCTAAACGCGCGGCATGAGCGATATAGGAGGGGAGCAGAGCACAAGCTGTTAACGTAACTCGCAACGTATGAACCAGCTCCACCAGCGGAACGTTGGAAATCTGAACGACCGAGTTTCCAGCTCTTATCGTGACAGTATCGTAAAACCTCGGAGACTTTGTCCGAGTTCGTGAATAATAGGAGATGATAATGCGGGCGGAAATGCACGGGTCCGTACTCACCCACAGCGTAGAAATGAAACGTTTCATATTTTCCTAGTTGTTGAAATAAATATTTACGTAATCTTTTAATATAATTCTGAACATCAACATAGTTTAAAAAGGAAATAAGGTTATCACGACCGTATTGTTCAGAAGCGGGATAATCCGTTTTGTCAACCGACTGCGTCTTATAGATAAAACTACGAATAGCATCCATACTAAGAAACCAATTATCCTTAACAGGAACATATTCCTTAATCTCACGGTCAAACGGCACTGTACCTTGTACCTGCTCGAAGAATATATGACGCAACATGGAGTTATCATCACATCGATACTCGGAAACAGGGATATATTTATGATATTCATCACCAAAATGAATATCTCCCGAGATACCTACAACGTCCTCATATTCACTATGGAGAACCTTACAATTCATAAGAGGAATATGCTCGTTGTCATACGTAAGAGTTACAAAATAAGAATACTTAAAAGCACTTCCAGCGGTCTTCACACGCATGGACGCTTTCTGAGCACGCTTATGGATACAATAATCGCATTGACCACAATCCACGGCAATACGTGCACCGTTGTAACGATTAGTAATAAACGAACGATGCTGGCAATGATCAGCCGCTTTCAGTAAATCAGGAGAAAATTTCATAATTATTTGCGTTTGTCTATCACCTGCCGACGATTACGAGAGCAGAATGAAACATGGATAAATGTCGGATATATAATAAGCTGATCGAATGGCGAAACATTATCAGAGAAAAAATGAATCATTTCGAGCAACTTATCAAATGTAGTAGAACCATAAGGTTTAATATCAACAGCCTCGCCTACAAGATGCTGGGAATTCGGAACACCTCCAGCAGCTTTATTCTGTTCGGGAGTACGTCTAGCACTAGTCACCGAAAAATGAATATTAGAGTAAAGCAGATGCTCAAGAAAATGCATAAGAGTATAATTCATAATCCAATAGCATTAAGAATGTAACCAAGAGCAGCAGAAACAGCGCCAATTACAATTTTCCAAATATTAGAATTTTTCATTACCTTGACCGTCAAGTTCAACAAAATCATTTTCTTCTTTAATCGAATCCACAATAACAATAAAACCCAGCGCAGAAACTCGCTCAGAATAATGTCCAAGATCTGCGAGAGAATTAACAACATAAGGCGAAATAACATCACGACCAGTAATTTTTTCTTTAACTGAAATAATAAACTTCTGCATAATTGTAAAATTTTAAAATGTTAATAATGGTTGTAACTTCTAACTGGGGCAAATATACGAACTAAAATTATAATTCCAAAGAAAAAAAACTGTTTTTTAGATTCTACCGTAGAGTGTGAGTTGTGCGTTTATGGACGAGAAAAAAGAGAATTCGAGAGGATAACTCGAATTTCCTTCGGACACAACTAGGGGCTTCGCTTAATTAAAAATTGGATGCATACAGAGGGGGTATAGGCACGGCAAGGCAGAAACTGTCTTGCCTTTGCGCGCTCTGCGCTAAAATACCGAAGCGAAACGCTTCTATAAGGAAGTCGCTTCGCTCCATTTTTCGACCAGGCCCTACGCGGGCGGCGGGTGTATATCGCTCAAACGCCGCGATGGGCTTTTAGTCCTAAAGTATGTTTACCGACCGTAACCAGGACGAAATGCACCGACAAAATTACCAGCACCAGCAGCAACACTACCAATACCACGAGCAGCAGATTCCCAATAATGAGTACGGCCTTGTTTGCGAACCAATTCTGCGCCATATTCAGCAGCTTTCTGATTCGCCATAGAAGTCTTATACTCCGTATGTTTGCGGAGCTTAACGTTCTTATAATCATACGTACTATCACGATATTGCAATTCATTAGAGGCGTTAGATGCCTTAATCAAAGAATCAGCCGTCTCGGAAGCAACACGATTATCAATTTTCTTACCAGAAGCCTCAGCAGAAACAAGAATAGCACGCTGGATTTCAGTCTGTATCTGTTTCTCAGTAAGAGCACCTTGGGACTGGAGATTGACTAAGGTTTGAGCCTTAATAAACAAATCAGCCTGTTGGTTCTGATCCATATATTTATTCATAATACGTTGAGCATCAGAATTAAGCAAAATCTGTGTTTCTTGAGCAGCAGATATACGTTCAGCAAACTGGGCATTTTTTAAATTCTGAGCCTCGGTAGACTGGTCCAAAGCAGCAGACACACGGCCTGTTTCCTTATTCCAATAATCGGAAGAGCCAATAGCTAGATTCTTCCAGTTAGTAAGACCTTTATAATAATCAGACAAAAGAGGAGTTACCGTATCAGTCTGACGTGTACGAGAGTCCGATTCACCAGCAGCAGCCTCAGAAGCCTTAGCTTGAGCAAGGGAAGCAAGAGACTGGAACACGCTAGAAAAATTAGGCTTATAGGCCTGCATACTAGGAACAGGAGCGGCAGTAGCAGCAGCTCCGCCCGATGCAGGAGATCTAGAACCAGCCATAGCAGCAGAACCTTGAACAAACGGATTCAAACCACGAGAAATCATAGCGTTAGGAGAGTTATAGGAATTATTCATACCCCACATCTGTTGCTGCCAATCACGTTGAGTCTGAGCCTGTTCTGCATTAAAAGCATTCTGCTCACGCATCATGCGGAGATTAACTTTATTCTGATGATTCTGATTAATCATACCGACAACATTGTCGGTAAGGTTTGCAGCCGAGGAAGCAATAGCATCAAAAAGACCCATTACTCAACAGAGGCAGGGGCGGAATCCGGAGATGGCGCTGCCTTTTGCTCTGCCAACATAGATTCGGCATAAGCCGATAATTCTGACTTCTCACTAGCCAACTGCTGTAAAACAGCCTGCCGTTCAGACATAGTCTGACAATGACGAGAAATAACACAAGAAAAACGTTCTTCATCAGTCATACCATCCATCACAGTAGACTGGGTAGGATGCATCTGAGCAAGAATGTTCTGAACATTCATATCACCGAGGAGACGGCGATATTTTTCTTGGTTAAGAAGAATCTGTGTCATATCACATTGAATCAAATCACCATCGGGAGACTCATCGTACATAACTGTATCATATACAGACGGTTGATAACACGGATGTTCCTCAACCAACTCGGGAACAACCTCGTTTTTAATATAATCGGGATTTTTATAAGCAAAACTTCTCATAACGACACATAATTAATAAGGTAAACCATTTCTGTCCAAGTTCTGGACAGCATACACTTGGAAATTAACATTACACAATAGCTGATCAAACGCAACAGAACAGTTTGCAGCATCAATTTGAGGAACAAATATAGAGTTCAGTTGTTGAGGACGAACTTTCATAGACTGATAAGACCAAGTACCGGAAGAAGTCAATACCTGCCAGCCATCGAGAGGAGCAGCCCAAGACTGATAAGCAGCACCAGCACGGAATCCAGCGTGAACGGTATCAATATTAGATTTCCATTGCCAATAACGAAGGTTATAACCGAGAGAACCGGAAACGTTGCGACCTGGATTATTCTGAAGATTCAGAGCAGGAACAGCCTGCATACCAAGCTGGTCAAATGCAGGTTGCGGGAAGTCAGATATAGCGGTCACAGTCAATTGAGGAGACTGTCCTGTTAAATTCCAATCCAGCATAGGTACAGCATGATATACACACATAATCACTTGATGTTCAGCTCCACAGTCATAAGTAATAGTATGTCCGGAATTACTAGAAACACCTTTACCAGCAATAGAAGCCTGGGAGGAATCGGTATCGAGATTAGTATTGACTACCTCATTAATGTTGATAACACTGGACCAACCGCCAATATAATGAGCATGGTTACCCATGTATTCGGGGGCTTTAATACCAAATTGAGCGGCCATTTGGTCTGAATAATCCTTGCTACTAAATTGTACTACTTCTTTCCAACGCTGGAGATATTCTGTAGCACGAAGCGAGAGAGCAGATAAATCAGAATT